TTTCTGTTCTGCTATTTCATAGTAATAAATTCCAGCAACACCTTTACCTTCATTGTGAACTTGTGTGGTGATGGTTTTTGCTTCTTCTTCATTATGACCAAAAATACTTTTTAGTAATTCGATTACAAACTCAATTGGAGTAGTGTTATCGTTATGAAGTACGACTCTAAATTTATTAGGTCGTTTTATAACAATATCTGTGTTTTTTTCTACTGTTGTTTGTGTTGCTTCCATACTAATATTTATCGTAAATCGTGGGGGGATTTCTCCCCCCACTTTATTTTATTTGATAGCGATTGTTTTAGGTTTCTTTTCCTCTGGAATGATTCGCTCTAGTTCAATATAAAGCATACCATTTTCCATTCTTGAACCTTGTACAACAATGTCATCACTTAGTGTAAAGTTTCTTTTGAAGCTTCTCTGTGCGATGCCTTTGTGAATCCAATCCCAAGTTCCGGCTTCTGTTTCACCTTCTGGATTGTGTTCAATTGTAAGCACACCTTCAGCTACTGTAATAGTTACGTCTTCTTTTTTGACGCCTGCTAGTGCAATTTCAATTTGAAACTTTTCACCATCTCTGATGATGTTGTATGGGGGATACCCTGTGCTTGAAGTATTGTGTTCGATGTACTTGAACATATCGTCAAATACTCTATCGAATCCTACTGCATAGGGTGTAAGTTTATTAATGTCGAGGGTTGTTAATCTATTCATTTGCTATCTCCTTTATTAAGCAAGATTAATGTTAAGTAGACCCATCATTGGCATCTACACTTTTATTTATCAGTTTGGGGATTAACCATGATCCCCAACGGGCATATTACGGTGCCAACCTTCTTGTTGTGTATTTCTTGTCTCACACACATATTCTTATCAGTATGGTTTGACTGTAATCTTATTACTGTCATGTTAAAGTGAGTAGGGAGGACTTGGGTTTCACCTCCAACCAGGTCGACCGAGATACCATTCTCAAAATCCCCTGGAACTTACTTCCGCCCGGGAGGGCGATGTGATTCTTGGTCGCTAAACTTCGAACCTGGCTACCACGCCTAAGCAATCAAGTTATGCCTCTTGGTCAGACACGTTTCCTTGCACTACTCTAGTAAGACCGTCGTCTTGCTATAGTTATTAATATAGTACTTCTTATACCAGAAGTCAACCTTTTTTTGCATCTTTTTTCAAAAAAAATGGGCCACCGAAGTGACCCATTTTGTAATTCTGGTAAAACCAAAACTTATGTAAAGCTAAGGTTACCGCTGTTGATTGTGATACCTTCAACATAGTCTGCCGCATTACCGAGCGATGAAGCTTGGTTGGACAATTCAGTGTAACCATATCGTGTCATAAATGAAACTACTGGTTCGAATGTTGATGGATCCATAACAACACCACTGCTCATCAATGGAATGTATGGGCAGTAGTACGCTGGTGCGTCCATTTCGCCTGAGCCTTTGTAGCCTACCAATGCAACAGTTGAATCTGATGCATACTGGTCTGCGTACACTCTCATTGTACCATTCAATGTACCAACAAATTTAGTGTTAGTTGGTGCTTCAAACGGTCCTTCAGTTGTTCTTGCGAATGCTGAAGTTGTAGCTGACTGAAGAACAGTAAGCATTGCTGGTGATACTACCAAGTAGTTACCTGCGCCTCTTCTTGTTCTTGCGGCGATTAGATTTGCGGCTCTGTTTACTAGAACAGCAAATGCGGCATGTTCGTCACCAACAAATGTTGCAGTACCTGATACACCGGCCTGGTTATATGTTAATGATGGTGTGCCTGCCAAGCTTCTAAGTGAAGCAAGGATTTCTTGGTCGATTTCAGCAGTAATTTCTTGTGCTAGTGCCGCCATTACTTCTGCTTCGACGTCAATGCCATGCATTGAGTTTGCGTCTTGAGCCGCTTCAAAAGTCCAGCGAGCTGATAGCTTTCTGGTTTTTGCTTCGACTGTTTGCTTGAGGATCTGGATGCTTAACTTTTTACCAGCAGTAGCTTCAAGAGTTGAAGTTGTGTCTGCTGTGTTAGATGTTGCATTACCAGAATATCCAGTAGCAATAGCAAATGGACTTAGAGCCTCATCACCAGCAGTAGCTGAGTCAAAAGTTTCAGCATATCTTACTCTGAGTGTGTGGATCTGTCCGACTGGGCCTGTCATAGGCTGAACACCAACCAGCTCGTTAGCGATAACTGTTGGCATAACACGTCTGATGACTGGTAGGATAACTTTATTCAAAGTTGCAATATTACCGGCCATTGTTGTGCCAGCGGCGGCAGTTTCTGTCAAATACTGTTTAGCATTTTCTAGGACCTGCTCCATAACAACTTTTTTGTTACCTTCAAGACCATCAACCAGTGCTGTTTTGGTTTCATTCCAATTTTCTGTAAGGTTCATTGGATCTACTCCTAATTAATTGCGGATACCCGCTAGTTTGCGAAGGTTGATAATTTCAGCCTGTGTTCCGCTGTTGCCAGCATCACTTTGGGCCTTGTTACCTGTAAACTCAGTCTTCTGAGTTTCATTAAGTATATTTTTGTCAGTTGGTTTAGCATCTTCCTTAATTACGCTAGGTAGATACTTTTTAAACTGGCGTTGCAATCTATCAGTTTGTGTACCTTCTAGAAGGTCTGACATGATTTCACGCTTGTCTTTTGCCAACGGAGCCATTAGCTCGTCAAGGATTTGTTTTCTTTCTGTTGATTGTTCCATTACTTTAACAGCCTTCTTGCCTTCTGCTATCATAACGTCTTTTTCATTCAGCTTATCTTCAGCTTCTTTCAACAGTCCCGACATTTCCTCAATTTTCTTAGAAAGTTTTTTAACCTCAGTGCCTTCTGCTAGGTAACTTGTCATAAACTCACCTGCAAATGTTTCGAATATTTTACGTCCGAATTCATTTTCACGTGCTGACTTAATATCTTCCTTCAGTGTTGCCAATTCCTTGACAAAACCTTCTGATACGATGCCATGCACTTTTTCAGATGCTTGTTTAACAAACTTGCTTCTGGCTTCTTCGATTACTTTCTTTCCTTCTTTAATCATTTTGACTTTTTGTTCAACTAGTGAACGCTTGTCTTCATGAAATTCATTTAACTCCTTAGTGAGTTGCTCGATCGCAAAGCCTTCTAGCTTAGAAATTTTATCTTCGCCAGCTTGTCGATCGGCTCTCAATTCGGAAATTTCCTTACTGAGAGTTTCCATGATGAATTTGTTAAGAACTTCAGCATGTTCGGCAATCGCTTTTTTGTACGTTACACGTTCTTCTGCTACTTTTTTCTTGTCTTCATTGAACTCTGTGAGTTCTTTGACTACAACATCACGTAGCATTTTATCCGCGGCTTCAATAATCTGTGATTTATCATGATCATATCGCTGTGCAAATTCTTCTCTTAGTTCACTCGTAATATCTTTACGTGCTTCTTCGAGCTTTTTATCAAATGCTTCACTAATGCTAGTTCTAACTTCTTCGGAAAGCACCTCGGAGCCTAGAAGTTCTTCAATCGCTGTAAGAGCCATTATTATCTCCTATATCCAAGGTCGTTAATGAACCGTAGGATCTCTTCCTTGAGATACTTTTGGGCTTTCTTGTCGTGTTCAGTAGCTCTAGCAACATCCATAAGCACATTTCCCTTACGACCATGGTTCATTAGCTGTTCGTAAATGGGATCTGGATACGCCTCTGGAGCACTTGGATTAGCAACGATATCGACTGTGACTATTTCAAAGTCGCTAACTTTACCATCTTCTGTAACGTTACCGCTACCTCGACTAGATACGCCTAGTTTAACACCACTCTCTATCAGGGTAGTACAAATGTTACCCATCGGAGTTGGTAATAATTTTAGCTTGCCAATACCATCTGATCCATTCATTTGAATATTTTCAATCACATGACTGACTCTATCCAAGTTAATGTTTAGATCATCTGGATGATCGGCTTCGCCTAGAACACTAAATCCACCTTCAATTTTTTCTTGCAGAGTTTTAACTGCTTTATTAATCTCATTAAGTGGATAAACTCTTCCGTTATGATTCTGCTTTTCACCTTGTATGAATATGCCCTTCATATACAGGTCTTTGCCCTCGTCGTCTCTTTCAGCAACGAGAGCCGCCTGTGATGGTGACATTTTTTCAATTAAAGTTTGCATCATCTCTTACTTCTTTGCTCTTTTTGTTTCAGTCATCTTTGGTTTAGGTGCTGAACTCAATTTCGCATCTTGTGTAGTGCCACCAATGTCTTGTGCCTTTGGTGCAGGTCGGCCTTTTTCGTCGCCACCCTTGGACATATCTACAGCTTCACCGCCCATATCATCGCCAGGTCCTACAGGACTAGCTTTGTTATCAGCGTGATCGGCATTGTCCGCACTTTTCTTTTCTGTATATTCACGTAGCTCTTCGTCTAGATCTTCGCTTTTTGCTTCTTCAACTGATTCATCTTCTTCAACTGTTTCGTCTTTTGCTTCTTCCACAGCTTCATCTGTTTCTTCAGTTTTTTCTGCAACAGGCTCTTCTACACTTTCTTCAGGCATTTCTGGCATTTCCATGTCCATATCGCCTTCAGCTTCGTCACCGGCTTCGTCGCCCATGATTTCTGCAAATGTTGCCTTAAGTTCTGCTAGAGCGTCTTCTACGTTCATAATAGCATCTTCGGCCTTTTCAGCGTCACCAGATGCCATATCTGCTTCGCCTTCATCAGCTTCAGGGTCGTCATCTTCTTCGCCAAAGTATTCTTCAGCTTCGATTTCTTGTTTGTCTGTTTCGACATCGTCAAGGAAGTCAGCTTCGTCGTCTTCACTACCGAAGTCTTCATCGAGTTCTTCCTCGTTAGCTTCGTCTACGATTTTTTCTTCTTCAATCTCATCCGATTCAACAAGGTCTGACCATACTTGACGGGCGAGTCCGACATAATATTCATGCAGAAGCTCTTCTGCCTGCTCTTTGTCCTCATTAATGAGGTGTTCCAGAGCTTTTTCTAGTTTTTCTCGACTCATTATAAATCTCCCGTTAGTAGAGTTATTACGTTCTTATTTAAGACGTCTTGGTAATACGTCTTGGTAAACACCTGTCAAAACCGTCTTTTTGACAGAATATGCCTATTAGTTGCCATGAATGCCTGGATTGTTAAGTAGATTCGCCTTGAAATCTTGTGCCGTAAATCTGCTTGTATAGTTTAATGCGTTCAAGTTCTTCTATCTTTTTACTTGCATTAAAACTTTTTAATTTATTGAGATGCCTTAGAGTAAGCCTAGGGCGTCTAGCTTGATCAATATCAATTTTACTGAATTCATCTCTTGAACTGTCTTTGAACTCTACTAAACGCATGTTTTAATTCCTGTTGTACTATATATGCCTAGACGTCTTACTATGTTGGAGAATCGGCGTCAGAACCTTGGTTTTCGTCGCCACCTAGTGGTGAACCTTCTCCTGTTGTGTCGTCAAGTTCGGCATCTGGGGCAATATCCACGGCTGTGTCTGTGTTGATCTCTTCTGGTCGCATACCAACTGCACTTAATCCGCCACTTGTATTGCTGGATCCACCCAACTCATCAATAGTACCCATTTCTTCTTTCCACATTCTTTCGTTTTCAATGATCTCGTCCTCATTGAGTCCAAGATACTTGCTGAGTATAAAACGTCTGCTGAGATAAGGAACACCTTCAAGATTGTTAAACAATCCAGAACGTTGTGTATCTAGTTCAATGCTTCTGTAATCACTGAAGCTCTGTGGTTCTAAGAAACGCACTTCAAATGTTTGTGCTGGTACTTCAATGCCTTTGTGTTTACAGTACATTTTAAATTCTTTGTCAAACACATCTTGCATGATGTTTTGTAATCGTAAACAGTACCTATTGAATCTGTATTCTTGAATAAATGCTGTGCCAACTCTGCCATCATTGTATGAGGAAGTTCCGTCATCTGGTCCTGTTGGTAGATAACTGCTAGGCACACGCAATGCTCTCAGCATTTTGTTTGTGAAGTATTTCAAGTCATCAATTTGACCTAGGTTTTCACCACCTGGCAACACTTCAACTTTGGAACCTCTACCTTCGGCAGTTTGTGCAAAGAAGTAGTCTTCCATGATGGATAATGGATTATAACTGCTATCCATAATGTTAGCACCACCACCTGTTTTAGAAGGAATACGTCTTTGATGAATTTCGTTTTTAACTCGCTCAACAAAACTGATTGCTTTGTGTGTTGGCATGTCGCCAACGTCTACATAAAACACTCTGCGTTCTGGAGCTCTTTGTACTCTGTATATAATAATAGAATCTTCAAGCAGTTCTTTCTGCTTGTATGTTTTAAAGATAGGATCTAGTATACTGTTACCAAAAGGAAAGTTTGTGTCCATTCCTTCGCTTAATGCAACATGCACAATATGTTCGGCATCAACGGCAAACTCTTGTATCTGTCCTGAATTGTTTTGAAACACACCACCAGGTCCAGTCATGCCAGGTTGATTACCACCTTTGGCTAGATTGTCTATGGTGTTGTAGCTGTCTTTGTGTTGTTTAATTTCTGTTGCTACAAGTGTTTGTAGATTCAAATCAATGTTTTTAAGAATGTACTGCTCTGGTTCTTTGCCTTTGCTGTCATTCAAAATAACTTTGGATACGTCAACTGGATTGGCCCATATAAGTTTGTAAGTTTCAGGATCACGTATAAAGATTTGATCTCCGTACTTGATGGTGTTTCTGAATATTCTAAACAAACGTCTATCAAATTCATTGATGTTACACCATTGACGCAGAGCTGTGTTAAGTACTTCTACTTCACTCTCTGTGCTATCGTCTTTGTAATTGATTTCAAATGGTAGATTGTCGTCATCTGTGACCTGTGTGCTGAATTCACTGATTGTGTCCAAGGCCGCATTTATTTCGCTGTCCATGTCCATTGCGTCATATTGCATGTAACGTTCAACACGATTTGGATGACCACTGTATAACTCAGGAAGATAACTTTGCCATCTGTTGGCACTAGGAGATGCTTTGTCGCTTCTTCCACCACCGCCTTGATATACTGTAAAATGTTTTTTCCAACTCATATAATTTTCCGTATTTGTATCGTTCTATTGTATGTTATTTATGGTAACCTGTCAACCTTATTAATTAACCTTGCTGTAGAGCTTGATCTCTATAGAATTTTTCATCTGCATCAAGACCCTGTTGAAGTTTTCCATTAGCAACAAA